GTGAAACCAGCTGCATTAACAACGCATCACCGCGCTGCAGCTCCTCAACCGGAATCTTGTGAAACCCTTCCTTCTGGAAGTTTTCTAGATACAGATTCTCACCGTGATCCCACCACTGATCCCGACGGTCATAATCACGCAACTCAAGCCCCCACTCCCTTCCGTACCAATCACGGCAAAGGCTGTAGCAGTCCACAATCCCGTGGACGAACTCACGTCCCACATACGGAAGCTCGAAGCCATCTGGCTCGCAGTAGCCCCAACCTTCAGTGTTTGGGTTGACGATGAACCATGGCAGACCGGACTTTTCACACGCAACACGATCAGCTGGTGATGGAGCGGGATTGGTCTTGGGATGACTGTGGACAATAGCAACCACCTCACCCTTATCCTCTACTTCGTTCCAACCGTCAAGAACAAAGTGCTCATCAGGGGTTTTAGCGATATTCCGGCATGGAAAGTAACGCCGACGCCCTTTGACAACTGCAACTAGACCACAGCTTTCACGAGGGAACTCGTCCTTTGCTTGCTGAAGAATCTCAGCCTGCATCGTCGCTGTCAGCTTCATCATTGAGTCAGTCCAGCCCCAGGAAATGATCCGAACGGCAACTCACCGTTGTTGCCAAACCGT